CCGGCTTTCGCCAGCCCTATTAAGACCATGTTTCGAACCATGCCCCAGATTAATAGGAGCAGATCTCGGAATAATAGTTCTTCTTCAATAGTTTCGGAGAAGTACTATATTCGTCGTGCAGACCCAACGTCATACACCGTGAGGGAGTATGATGTTCCTCGTATAAACTACGAGCACATGTGGGACCAAGAAGCCCCATATGATAAAGGGATCTGGCCGATGAGGCCACTGTTTAAGTATAACCTGCGATATGAACAGGGCATTGTTCCGAAGCCGTGTTCGGGTAATTGTGTTAATCCGAACTATACGTGCCAGGGTCAATGTTCATTCCCTGTTGCAGGGGTTCCGGTGGTAACTGAATTACCAGATGCCAGACATCCCGATGTTGTTAGGTTGCCGGTCACTTTACGTGCCGAGCTTTCTAACCGCATCGAAAGCCGCTTGCCGTCTCTTTATAGAGCCTTGCCAAATGTGGCACGTGACGTTGCTGAACTGCGTGACATGAAGTCCGTAGTTGACAGCGCCACAAAACAACTCGAAGGAGTACGGTCAGCCGCTGGATCATGGCTATCATGGGAATTCGCAATTGAGCCATACCTTAAGACAATCGAGTCGCTTTGGAAGCGCTCCGGGGGCCTATTGAGGCACCTCGCAAATCTTGAGGCAGGCTTGGGGAAGGTGCACACCCTCCGCGTCTTTGCGGAGGACGGAGATATACACAACTCGAACTCATCGAGTCCGAATGTATGTTCTGTCCACTGCACGGGGTGTCCCAATGGTATGTCTGGGAATGAGATCGTAACAGTTGTCCGATCCGCTTACTCACGGCGCGCTGTGGTGGTAATCAAATACGATTACACTATGCCGCAATGGGCTAAAGAGGTTACCAGTCAATGCTATGCACTAGCGAAATGGATACAATCTGGGTTTACCGCTAAGACAGTCTGGGATCTACTTCCACTAAGTTTCGTTGTGGAATGGTTCTTCAACTGCCGCGGTGTTTTTAATGATAACCCGATTGGTTCACCGTCGGATTTCAAGAGCGATTGTATTACCCGTATCGTCGACGCTTGCCTCTGTTATGTCATAGAGGAAGGCGCTTCCGGCGAGGAATACAGAACACTCGATAGAAATTTCAACGGCCCTAGATCCGCGCACGGTACGCAAAGGTACGTGTACCGTTGGGTTAGGGAAAACGCTCTGTCCCACCTACAATGGGCGGTTAAACTGCCCAATTTTATGCAGATGGCACTTGGTGCCGCGATGGCGGTTAGCCGTCGATAAGCTACATCCAACTCATTAACTTTCAACAAATTGGAGGTAACCACTATGGCTACTATAGCAGGAAATCAAACCATATCGTTTAATAGCGTCGATGAGACGTATCAAAAGGCGTGGTCGCCGAAATACGCGAACGAGCTGAAGAAGGGAAACACGACAATCAAAAAGGCCGTTATTACCCGAGGAGCCGCCACAATGAGGGCGTCAAACCAGGTTAGTAAGGGCGTTGAAAGTCACGTTTTCTCCCTCGAGCGCGATCGGTACCGCGATGGCGAGGCAATTGCTGACTCGCGTTTGGTCAAAGTGCAGGTTGTAATGACCTGCGAAAACGATGACCCGACCGAGCAGGCAGACCTGAAATTACTTGTTAATTCAGTCTGCGCCTACTTGCCGACGATTATGGACGATGTTTGCAATGATGTGGTCGACTAATGTTAGTTTTAGTCATCTTACCATTCATCTTGTAAACACCTGCTGACTGGCTATGGTGGGGGATGCATCAGGGGATTATCTCCGGTGCGTAACAGCCTTATAGTAGTGGCCTATGAAAGACCTAATTGCTAAAGCTACTCACCTCTACCAATGCTTATTCAATGATCTTCATCAGCTGACAGGTATAGACCTGTCGAAAGATCTGTCTGTTATTCTGAGACGGGTCGAGCATGAAGGTCTCCCTTTTCTAACACGAACACTCCCTAAGTTCGGGGACGAATTCTTTCAGTCCCTAAACACGGGTACGTTCCAACCCAGTTTCCATTTTTGTAGGAAACGAGGCGCGCTCCCCAGGTTATTAATGGGGTTAACATCACGCGTGTTCGATATACGAACGGGGATCTTACTGCAAGATCCTTGTTACGTTGCTGCCTACTCAGTTCGGCAGATATGCTATCTCCTTTACAAATTGGAGTTACCATATACAAAAGAACAAGAGGATATGGCACTCGGGCGGTTGATCGAATGTAATGAAACGTTGGATGAACAGGTTCACACCAGTCCATTCGATAAAGTGTTAGTGTTGGCGGAATCTCTAATCACCGAAATTGTCGGCGATTATGTCCCTGAAGAGTTAGTACCGCGTCATGGACCTGGTGCCGTTTCTGAAGGCATCAGTGAGCCATGGCTAAAGTACGCTTTCCAGATGCATGATCCCGATGACATTGACGATGAGATCTTTTACCCACCTTCTGTCCTGCTTGCAGGGCATAACCACGATTCTCACACCTTGGCTTCTATCCATCGGCTTCGTGCCGAGGAAGAGGTGCCAAAGTTGTCACAATCCAGGCTGTGTCTGGTCCCCAAGAATTCTAAAGGGCCCAGAGTAATCAGTATGGAGGCAACTAGGAGAATGTGGTGCCAACTTGGTATAGACAGGATCCTAAGGGATCGCATCTCCCGATCTTCATTGGTCGGGAGAGGCATCTCGTTAAAGGACCAGTCCGTAAATGCCTCGCTGGCACTTGCCGGAAGTTTGTCTGGTAGGTGGGCGACGATCGACCTATCCTCCGCATCTGACTGTGTGTCGCTGAAGTTAATAGCGGCAATATGGCCAGTTACGTGGGTTAGGGCGTTCGAGAGGTACCGCAGTAGGACACAGCTCCACCCAGACGGCTCGGTGCATGTATTAAACATGATAGCACCAATGGGAAATGGTTTCTGTTTTACAGTTGAAACCATAACCTTTTGGGCTATCGCAGCAGCGAGCATATTGTGTTCTATGGAGGAGGCTTACACTTCTGAGGATGATGTACGGTGGGCTTGCCATCACACGTATGCATACGGAGATGACATAATAGTTCCGGAGCGTTTTGCGGGTGAGGTAATGTCAAGTCTTGAGCGGTATGGATTTCGGATTAACCGAGATAAGTCCTATTGGGCTGGTCCATTCCGTGAGTCGTGTGGAACAGACGCTTTTCTAGGCGTCAACATCACACCGTTGAAGATCAAGGCGATTCCTCAGGGGCCACAAAAGAAGCTTGGAAGCGTGGATGCTCACTTTATTCAGTCTTGGTCTGAACAGGCCAAGGCGTGGCGGATTCTTCTTCCGTCTGTGAGCGCTTACATGAAGCGATGTGTATACGATTGCCTTGGCTGGGTGCCAAGGTATCCAATGGGATGGGAAGGATGTATCGGGGAGCCGAGTGCCGATTTAAGCCGGCCACAGGCTTTTCGTGTAAGTCCAGATCTCCCGCACCGTCGTTTCAAACGGCCGATGGTCGGGACGGATGGTATAGTCCTACTTGTAGGGCGACCTCCGAGCAGCGGTAGGTTTGTGAAAGTGGTCCGGGTTATAAACCCGTCCATCGACGCGCCTACTAATGCTTTTCCTGACGAGTACGCGTACACGCGTTGGCATGAAAAATGCTGCGCGCGCTCAGTCGAACCTGAAATAGCGTTCGATGCGCGGAGGTTCACGCTTAAGCGTAAAGAAAGACTTTCAATTAGGAGAGAATGGCTCGCCTAACTTCGAGCTGTTCTTTGCGGGGAAACCCGTCGGGCTATGACATTAGTCAGG